GATGAAGAAAGAAAAGTGTACTTCCGTATGGATCAGCTTCAAGAGTATATGAGAAACAGAAGATATGGCATCCTAACCTCTAACCAAATGGGTATTTTCCTAAGAAATTTAGGGGGAGATTACTCTAAAAGAAAGCTAAATAATAAAAAAGGTCAGCTTGTCTGGTGGGTTCCAAGCGATAAGTTTACTACAAAACAAGAAGTAGAACTACATCAACAAGAAGAAGTAGATGAGGTCGTACCATTTTAAATAACGTCTGTAAAATAATTGGTCCTCCAGGCACAGGGAAAACAACAACCTTATTAAGATTGGTTGAAGAACAGTTGTCCGAGGGCCGTGATCCTGATCGTATTGGATATTTTTCCTTTACTAAAAAGGCAACGACAGAAGCAGTTGAAAGGGCGTGTAAGAAATTTCAATTAGAGAAAAAAAATTTAAAATGGTTTCGTACATTACATAGTCTTGCGTATCAATGGTTGGGATGTAGCCATACTGATATCATTCAACGACAAGATTTTAAAGATTATTATAACGAATATGGTGTTGATATATCTCGCAGTATTAAAACAGATGATGTTGTAGCCGGAGAAGAAGATGAAGGACTACATTTAATTGATCTCTATCGTGTCAAAAATACCTCTTTAGAAGAAGAGTTTCGAAAGTATGGACATGTTAAAGGCGGATTAGCAAGACTACAAAGAATAGATAAAACTTACAGGTTATTTAAAAAACATCGGGGAGTAAAAGATTACACCGATTTAATTACCGAGTTTAATAAGATAGGTCAGTCTCCTAATTTAGATATTGTGATTGTGGATGAGGTTCAAGATTTGAAACCCAACGAATGGCAAATGGTGCGTATTATGATGAACAAAGCCAGAGCAACTTATTTAGCAGGAGATGACGATCAAGCAATTTATTCTTGGAGTGGTGCGGATGTTTCGAAGCTCATTGATTTGAACTGTCATTTGCAAGTTTTAAATCAATCCTATAGAATACCTAAAACAATATTCGCAAAGTCAAACAACCTTGTGTCTAAAATAAAAAAGAGAATTAATAAAGAATGGCAACCACGAAAAGAAGAAGGACAAGTGCGGAATACTAATTTTGAAAGTATTAATTTGAACCGTGGTCAGTGGTTAATTCTTGGTCGAACCAATTACTATATTAACGAAGTTGCAAAAGAGTTGAAAAATAAGGGTTATTTTTATGAAAAAAATAATTACTTATCGATTAGTAATGAGATCTCAACAGCTTATCGTGCTTGGATTGCATTACAAAATAACGAAGAGATTCCTTGCTCGCATGTAAAGTTTTTATATCAGTACATGCCAGTAGGAAGTGAAGGAGTATCTAGGGGAAAGAAACTATTGCTTGGTGCAGACATCGAGGCCACGTATTCTTACGAAACTTTATGTAAAGATTGGGGTTTAAATGTTCCTCTAGAAACACCTTGGGAGGTAGCCCTTCAAAGAATACCAGAATCAGACAGAAATTATATTAGGCATATACTTAAGAGCGGGCATGAGTTAGACGAGAAAGCGAATATAAAACTTTCAACTATCCATGGAGCAAAGGGTGGAGAAAGTCAGAATGTTATTTTGTTCTCTGACATCTCTAAAAGAATTAACGATAACATGTGGGTAAATAGAGATGATGAAAGAAGAGTTTTTTATGTAGGTATGACACGTGCAAAAGAAAATTTATACATCGTCCCCTCTAGTTCCCCCTATGAATTTGAGGAGATATTAAGATGATATTTGAACAACAAATGGATTTATTAAAAAAAGATAATAAACCCGAATGGACAAGACCTAACTTCCCTGATGTAACGGGTATTAAACAAGTAGCTGTAGATTTAGAAACACACGATCCTGAGATTAAAAATTTAGGTGGAGGATGGGCAACCAACAAAGGTTTTGTTGTGGGCGTTGCTATTTCTTTTGAAGGTTTTGATGGATACTTTCCTGTTCGCCATGAGCGTGGTGGTAATTTTTCAGAAGACGAAGTAAAGAAATGGTTAGTTAAATTATTTAAAGAAGATCCGATTGTGATTTGCCACAACGCTGTTTATGATTTAGGTTGGCTCAGACGCTGGGGTGTTGAGTGTAATGTCACCAAAGTCTATGATACTTTGATTGCAGCTCCGTTAGTTGATGAGAATAGATTTAGCTATAGCTTAGATAGTTTGTCCAAAGATTATTTAGGAGAAAGAAAACAAGGAAACTTATTAGAAGAGTTTGGAAAAGAGCACGGCTTTAAAGCAATTGAAAAGATGCATTTAGTTCCTGTAGAGATTGCCGGTATTTATGCTGAACAAGATACAAGATTAACATTAAAACTTTGGGAGTTCTTACGAGTAGAAATTCAAAAGCAAGGTCTAACCGATATCTTTAATTTAGAAACAGACTTACTTCGATTATTATTAGAGATGCGTTGGAAAGGTGTGCGTGTTGATTTAGAAAAAGCAGAAAAGACAAAGAAGTTTTTCAAATCAGAAGAAGAAAAGATCTATCAAAATATTAAAAAAGAAACAGGGATTGATATTGGTAGTTCCGATATCTACGCTGCTGCTTCTCTACAAAAGATATTTGATAAGCTAGGTGAGAAGTATGAACTCACAGAAAAAAATAAGCAGGCTAAAATTAGTAATACGTTGATGAGAGAAAGTGATAATCCTTTGATTCAATCTATCTCTGTCGCTAGAGAATACAATAAAGCACATACAACTTTCATTGATTCTATTCTCAAACACCAAGTCGATGGACGTATCCACGCTGAAATTAATCAGCTCAAAGGAGAATATGGTGGCACGGTCAGTGGTCGGTTGTCCATGAATAATCCAAACTTACAGCAGGTTCCGGCTAGAAACGAAGCGATTGGCCCTAAGATTAGATCCTTATTCTTACCCGAAGAGGGAGAGAAATGGGCATCTTTAGATTATTCTCAGCAAGAGCCTAGACTACTCGTACATTATGCCCAAAAACACGGTTTAGAGGGCGCTGAGACCCTAATTAAGTTCTTCCATGAGGGTAAGGACTTCCACCAAGTAACTGCTGAAATGGCAGGTATTTCAAGGAAAGAAGCCAAGACTATTGGTTTAGGTCTTATGTATGGAATGGGCATAGCGAAACTAGCTGATTCTCTAGATATTAGTCCCGAGCAAGCGAAAGCTTTGAAGAAGAAATATAATGATAATGTTCAGTTTCTAAATAATATAATTGTTCGAGCCACAAGGTATACCGAACAAAATGGATTTATTAATACACTGCTAGGAAGAAGATGTCGTTTTGAACTTTGGGAGAACAAAGATTTCTACGACAAAAGAATGATGTCTTATGAAAATGCCAAGAAAACTTGGGCATGGAATGAGATGAAAAGAGCAGGAACCTATCGTGCATTGAATAGGTTAATACAAGGTTCAGCAGCAGATCAAACCAAAAAAGCCATGGTGGATCTGTGGAAAAATCTAGGCGTAATTCCTATGATTCAAATACATGACGAACTCAATGTCTCCATAACCAATGAGACCCAGGTAAAAGAGATTAAAGAGATGATGGAATCTGCTGTTGAACTACACGTTCCAGTCAAATGTGATGCAGAGATTGGAGATAATTGGGGAGAAATAAAATAATGGATAAAATTAATCCCAACTACTATAAAGATAAATCAATTGAAACTATTGATGCTATTGAATCTCAACTAACTAAAGATGAGTTTATTGGATACTTAAAAGGTCAGATATGGAAATATCTAGCTAGACACCGAGAAAAGAATGGCTTGGAAGATATTCGAAAAGCTCAATGGTATCTTACCAAATTAGAAAATTTATTATCTGTTGATGGGGTGTCCTAGATACATCAGGTATTTAAAAAAAGCACAAGTAAAAATAAAAAATAACATTATATTCTCCACGAAAAACAAGGAGATAATAATGTTTAACTTAACTAAAAGATCAATGAATCACTTTCTAAACTTCTTTAAAGTAAAAGAAGATAAAGATACTGATATTAAAGATTTCTGCCAAGCAGAATATAAAAAAGATTGGTATGCGGCCTACATGACATTTAAGCAAGAAGGCCGATTCCCAAATTTTATTAGAAGAACGCTCTAAGCGTTTTCAACGATTTCAGCTAGGGCTTCGCATCTCACAGGGGTTTGCGAATACCACCTGGAGTCCTTCATTTCTAGCGACGCTTGTTTTCTATTACCCTCAGATAATGCCTTCCACATCTTACGGAACTTTGATACGCCTGTTTTCCCCAGTTGAAAAACCATTTCCACGATTACGTGCTCAATTTCTTGAGGTAGTCTTCTATCGCTTCTATAGTTTTCTGATATTAGTTGCTCTGCTCCTGCACAAGCTCTATTCAAATCTATTAAAAATAGGTCTTCTATATCATCTGCTGATATAACAACACCTTCTTTATATCTATCTCTTTCGTGTGGTTGTACTAAATGTCCTATACCAATAGTGGCTTTGCCTAGAGAATCTAAATAAACAGTATCTCTACATCCTTCGTGATCACGTATTCTAGCCTTCAATTCATCAGTAATTTTAATTGTGTTCATTTTCCACCTATTCCCCAATGTATTTCATGAGGATCTTTTTCCTTTCTTTTTATTGTTCTATATAAGTATGATCTTATTATATTTCTTAAATGCGTAATAAATATTCTCATCTTCTTTTGACAGAAGGTATACCATTGTACATGTTTTGTAAACCGTTTTGCAAACTTTTTAATTGTTTGTCGATCATTCCACCATCAGCAGCCATAGCTAAATACTGATTTGCAATATCGGGTTTGTTTTCGAACTGAATAACAGAACGAGTTAATTCGTCTAATTCATTTGGTTCAACAGTTTCCCCTACTCTTTCTTTTACAAAAGATAAGTAGTTATTAAA